TTTTATTCATTTTTCTTAAGTCTATTTTAAAAGCGTTCTCTAATGATGGTGACATAAATGACCCTACATCTTTTAAGTAGCCTTCTACTTTAGATTTGTGTTTAAGAAAAGATCTTTCCATATCTTCTAATACATCTGTTAATCCTTTAGCTGAGTTTCTGATTCTTTCTGCTAAATCTTCATTATCTTTATTTTCGTATGAAATGTATTTTTGAAGTGTTTCTGTTTGTGCTTCATTTAAAATACCTTCAATAACAACTTTAACTGCAGCTTTAACTTCTGCCATCGAATGAAATTTTTCTAATGCTCTTTTCTCCTGGTTAGTCATATTTCCATCTGGATCCTCAGAGTCAAAATCATCTTCAGATTGGGGATTTCTTACTTCTGAGATTGTATTTTCGGATATGTCTTTAATAGTTTTTGAGATAGCTATTTTAAAATCTTTTATAGCATCTAATGCTTCCGATTTATTTTGATCTTCGATTGCGTCTATTGCTCTTCCTAAGTGTCGATTTTCCCTATGATAATTCACATCTTCAAAAGAATCATATAGTTTTCTTAATTGATCTATATTAGTATTAATTCTAACCCTTAATCCTGCTTTAAGCATTCCTGTGTAATCAAAATCACTTGAAAACATATCTCCTACTTCATAAGGTTTAAGGTTAACTGCATTATCTTCTTCGTCTTCTTTAAACATTACTATCTTCTTACCTGTAAGTGGATCTAGTTCGTGCTTCATTGCTTCGATATCTGCAATAGATGCAGCCCCTAGTCCTGGTTCTTTATCTAAACCTCCTTTTGGTTCTTTTACTAATATACCATTAGCGTCTGCAAACTCTTCAAATTCGTCAGCAATATCAACTCCTCCTAGTACGTCGTTTCTATGAGTTTTAATGAATGCAATTATGTCTTCATGAGCTACAGATGGATATTTTGCTTTTATAGTTTCTATACCTCTATTAAGTATAGTTTTTAATCTTTGATTAGAAGGTTTCATCATATCTTTCAATGCGTTAAGTATATTACCTTCTTGATCTTTAAGGAACTTATAATCCATTCCCATATTAGTAGCATCTTCTGCATTAATCTTAGCTAATAAATCCTCTAGTGTAACGGAACTACCATTTTGTTTCTGTTTTATGTATTCACTCACTATTCTTTCTGCATAGCCGTATATCTTATTCTTTACTGCTCCTTCATTAAGTTCTGCATTCTTAAGACCATTAAAAGTATCTACATCCAATGCTCCTCTTTTAGTTTCTACTGCTTTATCCTGCTTATTAACTTTACTAGAATCTCCTGATAGTATGTTTAAATAATATAATACGTCTTTTTTTAATTTTTTAATAGCCACTTTTTCACAAGCAGTTCTATCTTTTTCTGATGCAGTCACAGAGTCAATACCTTTCTTATCAAGTTCGGCATTAGTTCCTCTCTGTAATGCTTCTGGTGAGAAGTTATGTGAAGTATCTTCTTCTACTTCTTCATAAAGCATTCCTCTATTTTTTAAAATCTGAACTGTATCTTTAAATCCACTTAGTACTGATATGTACATTGGGTAAAGTTGACGCATTTGTCTAGTAAATTCAGATTCGGCCATAAGTCCGTTTTTTACGGCTCTATGCTTTTCTGTTGCTGTGATTGTTCTACTCATTGTTTAAATAATCTATAAGTTTCGTACTGTACGGTCTTTTCTTTTTTTTCACCTTAGTATACCCAACACGTTTAGCTTGTTTGGTAGCTCTATTGTCGCTACCGTTCTTACTAAATGCATGAGGCGTTAAATAACTCCCTCCAGCACTGCTGGTTGTATTTGCTTCTTCTAACTCTTGCAATACCTCTCTTATTATTTCTTTAAGTTGACTTAACCTCATACGGTTTTTAACTCTTTAATAAGATCATAATACTGCATTATATTAACCAGATGTGTGTCAGAAACTTTAACTTTATTAGTTAGGGGTATAATATTTCTAGCTACTTCTTGTAATTTAATCTTAATCACATCATCCTTAATAGTGGGTATTAAATTTCCAACTGCTTTAGATATCTTATCTAATTCTTCATTAACAACATTTCGTAAACGTGTTGTTGAGTTTACTGATGTGATAAACTCTCTTAGTATGTTTTTATGCTCAGGGGAAAAATCTTTATATCTGTCATTAAATTTTTCTAATAAGATCTTAAACGTAAGTAACTTTAAGTCCTTATCGTATTTTGCAAACTCTTGAATAACTGTATCTTCTACGTCTGATTTATTAATATCTGTGTTTGTGAGGTGTTCAAGTACTGTTGCTCTATTATTAACTAAATACTCAGGGTCTACTAATTCATTATTATTTTGAGCTTCTAGTAAACAATACAGTGCTGCTAAAGGCTTATACTCATTCACCTGTATATTAAAAAACTCTTCTAAATTATAACTCTTTTTGATCTCTGCTATCAATTCGTACTTCTGCTTCTTTAATGTATCTTGATTAAGTTTTCTAGATATTTCTGTAATAGTAGATACTATATTATCTGCTTTATTAGTTGATACGTTTTTATTTTTTAAGATAAATTCATATAACTTAAATTCTTTAGCTAATGTTGTTTTACCTGCGTAGAACTTCTTTATAATATTTACTGCAGATGAGTCTTTTGAGGATAGGGTGTCAGCTGCGATCTGTTTAACTAGCAGTTCAAAGATTAATCCTGTATTCCTAAGCTTTAAATGTTTTATTTTCATTATGCACGTTTACTATTATAAATATGGCCTATTCACCTAAATCTTTAATATTGTCTTCTTTTAAGAGATTTGACTCTCTTTTTACGAAATCCAACTGTTTAAGTGTTTCCTCGTTTTGGGCATAAACTTTCTGGGTAGTGAAGTTTTCGTTTACTTGATCATTATCACTTGGAAAACCGCCATGCATACCATGCTGTCCTAAAGGATCTCTTCCTCCTATAGCATCTGTAGTACCGTGTATTGAAAATCTCTCTGTTGGTCTTCCTCCTTCTGGGCCTGGTTCACCGTGTTTAGGTGGTGCTGGGTGATCTTCGTAACCTGGGGGTACTTGACCAAGGCCTCCTCCTTTTTCAGTTGCGGTTGATCTTCGACCGTACATTGAAGCTAAATCATGTGGTGTACCGTATGATCTTCCAGACTTAGCAGGATCATTGCCTTCAGCTTCTAACTGTGCGATTCTAAATGCTCTCTTACCATCTTCTCTAACTAGGTCTCTCATTTCATTGTACTTATCTTCTGACATATCAAATATATGTTCGTAGATATAATCTGATGAGAATAGTTTAGAATCTTTCATTTGGTTAGCAAGATCTATCTTCTCTTTAAGTAGTGCTACTTTCTCTTGTTCGTATATAATAGAAGGTGTAGTTAACTTAATTTCAAAATTAGTTAATGACTCTCCTTCATATCCTTGACTATATAAATGTACTAAAGCTATTTTAGTTAATTCAGATTCTAAGATTCTTTGAATTCTCTCTACTGTTCTAGCAAATCTAATATCTTCTGCTGCTAGAGTAGCTTTACCACTTAAGTCTCCTTCGTATCCAAAGTAAGCTTTTGGAATTTTTAATGCTGCAAATAACTTATCTCTTAAGTATTCAATATCGTTTGTACCATCGTATTCTAATCCTTTGGTAGTTTCAATACGAGTAGAAGCATCACCACCCCTAATAGGTAGGTAAAAGTCTTCCATCATATTTTGCATATTAAACTTAAGATTGTATTGACCAGTTGCAGGATCCACATAAGGAGTCTTTTTCATCTGGTTAATAGTCTTCTGCATAAACTGCTCTACTTCGTTAGGGGGAATTGAACCTACATTAACGTAGAACATTCTTTTCTCTGGAGCTCTCATTATACGGTGTATTAACATCGCATCTTCCATAAGGTTTAATTGCTTATAAACTTTTCTAGCTGGTTCTAAATAAGAACGGCCATAGGGTAGGTAATTTGTATCAGATATTAACCTAAAGTGTGCTACTTCATAATTATCTAGTTTTAATACCTTACTGTTCTTTCTAGGTATAAAGTTTGGATCTGTAGAGGTAGCTAATCCATCAGGATCTATTGTAAACTCTACCTTAGTTGGTTCTTCCGGGTCGACTCCTTCATGTCGTGCTACATTATATACGGTGTAAGGTAGTACATTATACACCCCAAACTTCTCTGAAATTTCCAGTTTTAAAAAGAAATCTCCATATTTACACATATTTCTAGTCCATGACCATAAATTAAACTCAATGTTTAAAACGTCATAGAATAGGTTATAAAGTACTCTTTGAATATTTTCATCTGAGGATTTAATTGATAGTACTTCCCCTACATCGTTCTTTACTGTTGCTTCGTCTGATAGTATATCAAGTGATGATGCTAGAATAGAATCTGTATCCATAGCTTCATAATCAGAGTATAGTTGTACCCTTAGTGTCTGGTAATTTAGATTAGGATTATAGATGTTTTGTTGATTATTAACGTATAATCTACTAAATCTATCTATTAGTGAGTTGGTCTCATACTTACCTGACCGTTGTATCTGGTTAGCATCGATTATTTTAAGTTCGTTACCTCCAATATTTCTTATTACAACATCAGTAGAAAAGAGTTTAGTTAGCCTACCAAAAAGAGATTTATCTGCCATTATGTCTTTTATTTATATATAAATAGTTCTATTTAAGTAACCAAGAAATATCTTCAGTACCTTGATTACTATTAATAATATACGGATTATTCTGCAGATTACCAACATTTGTCATGATAGCTTTGTTCTTGCTGTTGAGGTTGGTAAAAGATGATAGCTGAGCTCTTGTTAGATCCATACCCTGTTGTCTTAATTTAAGTGCTGTATCCCTAACAAATAGTGCTGTTGCACAGGAGATTATTAAATCATCATTATAACCCGTTTGTGCTTGTGGTTTTCCATTTTTCCATACAAAAACTCTCATTTCTGCCATAAGTCTTTTTGACTGTATAGTTACAGATTTCTCTCTTATGTATTCAATCATCTTAGCTATTACTAATGGACGAGTTCTCATTGACATTGTAAAGCCGGGTACTAATTTGTCTCTCTCATACTTTGACATATAAGATTCAACTGTTTCTATTTGTGAAGTAGAACTGTAGTATAGGTTCTTATATTGGCGTTCCATCACTTGTTCTATTGTAGCCCATCCTATATTGGCGTTTTCTATAACTAGTAGAGCATCATTATATTCTGAGGCTATCCCTACTAGCACGTTTCCTAGATCCTTGGGGGATACTTTACCTTTATATTCTCCTACTTGAGTACAAGTTTCTACATCAAATATATGAAATGCAGAGTAATCTGCACTGTCTCCTCTTGATACATCAGCTACTACCATATAGGTTTTTGTATAATCTACTCCTTCCCAGATCCATAAATTACTGTCAACTCCTCTTCTTTCTACAGGATCTGATTGGTAAGTCTGTTCATAAAAAGCTAAGTCTTCTGGGTTAAATACTGTATCACCTGATGTTAGGAAATCGCAGTCACATTCTTGGCCTGCCATTCTAGGACCTAAATCTTTATCTTGTTGATCTCTCCATACTTGATTTCTTTCAGGATGTACTGTCCAAGGTAAGGTTACCGGGATAAAACTATTTTCTCTTGTTTCTGCTTTAGTCCATGTCTGATGGAACCAGTTACCTATACCGTTAGGGGTGGATAAGGCCATGCATTGTCCACCTGTTGCTAAGGTCTGTTGAGCTGCTGCAAAGGTTTCGTCAATATTGTCGATAAAGGCGGCTTCATCAATTAGTAGTAAAGATACCGCTTCTGATCTTGCTGCGTCTGCATTAGAGGATTTTGCAGAGATTTTAGATCCATTTCTTAATCTTAATGATAATTTGTTTTTTTCTACTGTTGGTAGTCTTAACCACTTAGGTAATTGATCGTACATAAACATAGTCTTAGTTACTAAGTTACGTGCTGTGGCTTGTGTGGTTGCTAATGCTAGTACATTTTTATCTTTGTGGAAGACCATTAACCATAAACTATAGCCTGATGCTAGAGTAGAAATTCCTAACTGTCTTGATTTAAGAGTAATTATATACTGATTACTTCTGAATAAATGTAGTACCTTTTCTTGAAATGGGTAAAGATTAAACAGTATTCTACCTCTTTGCGGGTGCTGTATATAACAGTACTTGCGCATAAAGTAGGATGGATCTTTTGCACACTTAAGGTATTCTTGTGCTATTATTTTTTTTATATCTTGTGCCATAACTCATTTTAGAAATTATAAGACCATCTAGGTAGTCCGTCTTTCATTTCAATTTTAATTTTAGAACCAACTAATTCAATTAACTTATCAGCTTCCACTCTTTGAAAAGTACCACTCTTATCATCTAAGAAAAATACTTCTGAAAAATCTTCATCAGC